AGAACATCGATGACCTGCTGCCAGTTCCCGATGATGACGCCGATCTGATGTTGATCGGCGGCGCGGCAGCTATCGGCAACACGGCTATGTGCCTGGCATACGGACTTGGATTCCGTGATATCCATTGTTTTGGCATGGACTCGTCTAATAGGGACGGTAAAAGCCATGCCATGCATCAGAAGATTAATGATGGTGAGCCTTGCGCTATCGTCAATTGGCGGGGAAAAGAATACGTCTCATCCCTGACAATGAAGTTGCAGGCAGAGAAATTCCAGACCACGGCGCGGGAGTTGAAGCGCTTGGGGTGCTCAATTGCTGTTCATGGGAGCGGGTTGCTTCCTGACATCTACAACGCGCCTGAAAGCAATATCAGTGAAGTCGATAAATACACGATGATGTGGGATGTTCCACAATACCGCATCGGGCTGCCCGGCAAGGAGACGGCGCAGCAATTCGTTGATCACTTTATGCCGGCCTGGGACGAGACTGTGATTGACTTTGGGTGCGGCACTGGCACGGGCGGCCTTGAGATTCACCGCATTTGCGGTGCTCAAGTAACCTTGGTTGATTTCACGACCAATTGCCTGAATGAAGAAGCCAAGAAGCTTCCATTTGTTGTCGCTGATCTGACGAAACAGATGGGTCTTGTCGCCGGCTATGGCTATTGTACAGATGTAATGGAGCATATCCCGCCGTCTCAGGTCGATGACGTGATCATCAATATCATGGACTGCGTCGAGAAATGCTTTTTCCGCATCGATTTCCAGGATGATCTCTGCGGCGCCTATATTGGTGAGACCTTGCATCTATCCGTCCACGATCATGGCTGGTGGATGGAGACATTTGAGAGGCTTGGATTCACTGTTCGGTGGACCGAGGACCATACGCATTATGGCGTATTTCATGTTGAAGGAATCAAGTGATGTTTGCACAGGAACGCATCAATAAGGATCTGTCAGTCTCTTATGGAGACGACAGCGGTCTTTATGTCGAGTTCAAGCGTGAAGTCATCCAGAACAAGGCCAAGTCTGAAGTTGCAGGTAGGCCGATTTTCGATGAGTTCGATTATATCCATATCACGTCTCCAGGCGGCAAGAGCAAAGTCATCGAAAAGGTCAACGAAGGACATAAGGACCGCTTCCCGCGCCATTGGCAGCATTATCAGGAAGTCTTGCTCGGCAAGACCGGTGGCGCGCTCATCGGTACGCCACTCGACCAATGGCCATCTCTGTCACTTTCCCAGATCCATGAATTGCGCGCTCTTCACATTCACACCGTTGACCAGTTGGCAGCGTTGAATGAGAACGGCATTGCGGCTATCGGAATCGGTGGCCGGGAATTGAAAGCTAAGGCCGCCGCGTGGCTTGCCCAGGCGACTGAGAACGCTGAGGCCGAGGCGCTGGCGGCTGAGAATGTCCGCATGGCCGAGAAGATCGAAGGGCTTGAACGCACAATTGCCGAACTCTCATCCGCCGTTCAGCGTATGCAGGCAACGCCCGCGCGGTCTGTCGCTCCTGATCCGGTGCCCGCTTATCAGTCGCAGCAGCTTGAACACTCATTGGCACCTGAAGTTCAGCCTTCGCTGCATATTTCGATGGCGCATAGTGATCTGTCTGATTTGACTGAAGTCAATATTCCTGATCGGCCGCGCCGTGGCCGGCCGCCAAAGCAAGGGTAAGAGATGTCTCTTCTCACGATGATGCAGCAGATTGCGCCCGAACTTAATCTGGTTGCGCCGACACAGGTTGTTTCATCGGGGGACAGTACGATCAAGCAGCTTTTGGCTTTGGCGAATCGTGAGGGGCAGCAGCTTGCTAAGAACTATGATTGGACAGCACTTCAGGCCGAATACACTTTCCCTCTGGTTAACGGAAATGCATCTTATGCGTTCCCAGCGGATTATGATCGCCAGATCAACAGAACGCAGTGGGACCGCAACAATCACTGGCCATTGGTTGGCCCTATGTCACCGCAGGAATACCAATGGCGCGTGAGCGGCATTACGGTGTCTACGCCTCGTCGCCGCTGGCGCATTAAGGGCAATGGCGCTACACAGTTCTATATCTATCCTGTTCCCGACTCTGGGTCTGCCGGCAACGTCATGGTATTCGAGTATATCAGCAAGAACTGGTGCAAATCGTCAGGCGGCACTGGTCAAACGACATGGCAGGCAGATACGGATACAGGGGTCGTTGATGAGAATCTCATGGGCATGGGGATTAAGTGGCGCTTCCTGAAAGCCAAGGGGCTGAATTACGATGAGGAATATCGTGAATATCAGGCAAGTTGCGACCGTGATTTTGCCCAGGATGCCGGTGGCATGACGTTGACCATCAGCAACCGCACGCAGACGATTGTCGGTCTAACGCCGATGAATATCCCAGATGCCAATTGGCCTGGGCCGTAATGGGCCGCGCGCCACTCAGGCAGCCGCTCAGGACGGCAAACAGACAACGCACATCAGTCAGTGTCAGCATTCCTTCTGGCACAGGAGGCTGGAATGGCCGCGATCCATGGGACCAGATGAAGCCTGAGGATGCGATCATCCTCGATAACTTCATTCCGACACCTGGGAAGCTCGTCTTGCGCAATGGCTATCAGCCATGGGCAACAGGCCTTGGCGGTCAGGTAGAGACTGGCGCTGAATGGGCGGGATCGACTTCGCGTAAGTCTATCGCCGCTGCGAATGGCAATCTTTGGGACGTAACGGCTAACGCTGCTGCTACATCGCTTGCCAGTGGATTCATCAGCAACCGCTGGCAGACGATCAATTTCAAGGGCCGTTTGTTCCTTGGTAACGGTAACGATGCGCCGCAGGATTTTGATGGCGCGACGATGAGCGCAACGGCTTGGACAGGCCCGAGTGCAAATAGTGCTCTTATTCAGCCGAATGTCTATAGGTCCAGGATTTACTGGACTGAAAGCGGGTCAACAAAAGTCTGGTATGGCGGCGTTGAGGCAATCCAAGGCGCATTAACAAGCTTTGATGTCGGCGGCGTTGCGAAGTATGGCGGCTATCTCTTCTTCACGCAGACATGGTCACGTGATACGGGTGCCGGATCCGCCGAATATCTCGTTTTCTTCATGTCAACCGGTGAAGTGCTGGTATACAACGGCGCCTTCCCGTCCGATGCGACATGGACTCTGGTTGCGCGTTTCAAGATGGGCGCGCCGCTCAGCATTCGTGCTGCCTGGAATATCGGCCCTGAGCTTGTTGTATTGACGTATGACGGCCTCGTGCAATTCAGCAAGGTGCTGTCTGTTGGGCGCGATACCCCAGATACGCGGGTATCTGATAAGCTTGGGTCGAAAGTCAGTGACGCAGTTGGAGATTTTGGTGTTCTCTTCGGGTGGGAAGGATTGATCTATCCGAATGGAAACTTGATCATCGTCAATGTGCCAGCGACAAGTGGTACGCTGCAATATCAGTTCGTGATGCATACTGTCAGCAAAGCATGGTGTCGGTTCACCGGCATCAATGCCAACACGTTCTGGCTCTACAATAATGATCTCTATTTCGGCGGGACGGACGGCAAGGTTTATAAGGCAGACACGGGGCGCTCGGATAACGGTGCCAATATTCTAGGTGATTTGCAAACGGCTTATAACTATTGCGGCAACCGGGCAAGCAATAAGAGCTTCGAGCTGGTTCGGCCAATTATTTTTACCGATGGATCGATTATGCCAGCGCTCGATCTGGAAACGGATTTCCAGAGCATCACGCCGACTTCCACGCCGAGTTTTAGCGGGGCTTCTGGCACTCCATGGGATACGGCTCTGTGGGATACGTTTAAATGGGGTGCGGGGCTTAGCTTGCAAAGCAATTGGGTTGGTGTGAACGGCCTTGGCTATTCAGCATCAATTCGCATGCAGGTAGCGACCAATTCGCTGCAATGCACGGTGCAGAGCTTCGATATCGTTTTCCAGAGAGGAGATTTTCTATGAATCTCATCTTCGAGCCGCGTGAGTATCTGATGCGATGGGCGATGAACCGTATCAAAGGGGCGATCCCCCTCAAAGTGGATGGTGATTGGCAGGTTATCGGCTTAGCAGAAGATAATACGCTGCATTGCGTAGCGATTTATCATGATTTGCGTGAAAACAGCATTGAGATGTCGATTGCTGCTGACACGCCGAAATGGGCAACACGCGGTAATATCCGGGCTTTTCTGCACTATCCGTTCTGCCAGCAGGGCGTCTCTCATGTTCGGGCAGTGATCCACATCAAAAATCACCGCTCCAGGCGTTTTGTGCAAGGTCTTGGTTTCAAGCTCGAGGGCGTTCTTCGACAAGCGTCGAAAGATGGCAAAAACCTCATGTTGTATGGTATGGTGCGTAAAGAAGCTGATAGGTGGCTAAATGGGCAAGTCGAGCGGATCAACAAAGTCGCCTGACCCGGTTCAAACGGCGAATGCACAAGGCACGGTCGACGCCAACACGGCGCGGTTGAATGCTCAGCTCAACCGCGTCAATCAGTATGGACCTAACGGGTCAGTCACCTATGCTAATAATGGCGATAACTGGACACAGACAACCAATTTGAGCCCGGCTCAGCAGCAGATTTATGGCCTGCAACAGGGATTGGATACTCAGGCACTTGGTATCGGTCAGCAGCAGGTACAGCGGGTGGGTGACGCCTTGGCTACGCCATTTAATTACGACGGCATCCCGTATGCGCCCGGCACTTACGATTTCAGCCAAGACCGGCAGAATGTCCAGGACGATTATTACAATCGCCAAAAGACGATGCTCGATCAGCAATATGATCGCCAGGATCAGCAGCTTCAGCAGAACCTTGCCGACCGAGGCATCAGCATGGGAAATGAGGGCTATACCCAGGCAACCAGGGATTTTGCACAAAATCGCGATCAGGCTTATGAAAACGCCATGTCGGATGCGATCCAGGCAGGCGGCAACGAGCAATCTCGCCTTTATGGCCTAGCTCAGAATGCCCGGCAGCAAGCGATCCAGGAACGTGCTTACCAACAAAACCTGCCATTGCAACAGCTCTCTGCCATCCTGGGGTCGTCTGGTGGCGTGCAGA